AGATACACCCGCTCACAGGACGACCAGTTTGACAGATATATATATGGATTTGCCAAGCTGTTCGCTGTCTATATGTTTTTTCAGATATTGAGATCAATCGCAAACGGTTGGATTTAGTGGCCAAGCGTTTTACCGATACTGAAAAATGGAAAAAGAAGTGGATTCGTGAACTGAATCCCGACATGAAATTATTTTGGTTTTACTTATTAGATAATTGTGATCACGCCGGGATATGGGAAGTGGATATTGACCTTGCATCGTTTCAGATCGGTGTCAAGCTGGATGAGGCCAGAATTTTAAAAGTGTTCAGCCGCAAAATTGTGCCTTTTAAAGATGGGAAATGGTTTATCCCCAAATTTATTGAATATCAATATGGTGAATTGAATGAAAATGTAAATGCTCATAAATCAGTCATAAAAATATTAAAAAAGTATGGGTTAAATAAAAAAAATCAACAGTTGCCCAACAGTTCATCTGGAACTGTACAGGATATGGATATGGATATGGATAAGGTTAAAGATAAAGGGGGGGAAAAAAATCAATTAGAATCAATCGAGTCTAAATTGTCAGATTATTCCGAGAAGTACCCCACCTTAAATATCCAATTCTATTATGATTCTTTCGTGGATTATTTGAAGGCTAAAGGGAAACAGTACAAAAATTACGAATCCGCCTTCAATAATTGTTGCCGACAGGAGTGGTATAAAGAAAGACCCGGATCATATTTATCCGACAAGCCAAAAGACAGGAGAATCGTAATTGGTTGTCCGGATGGCCACCACCAGAGAAAAGTGAACCGGGGTGTTTATGCTGTCTGCCCCAAGTGCAGGACTTCTATGAAGCCGATTGAAGAATTACAACTGAAACAGGCAATCGCATGAAAAAGGAATACATATTAGAAGGTCGGTGGCTGAACGCCATCAAAAACAAACGCCCGGAATCGGAAATAAGAGAATACAAAAAAGCATACATCAAAGAAGTGGAAGAAAATGCCAAGAAACGAAAGTAAAATTATTCTTCATCTTTGCGCCGATATTGGGAGCGATTCTAAACCGTATGAAAATGCGGGATATAATGTTATTCGTATCGGGAAAGAAATTGGCGTTGAGAAATTCCACCCCCCCCCCAACGTGTATGGTATTATCGCAAATCCGCCATGCACGGAATTTTCTTTCGCAAGAACCAATTCAAAGAATCCGAGGGATATTAGAAAGGGGATGGAAATAGTGAATCATTGTTTACGGATTATTTGGGAGTGCCAATACGATCTACCTTCACCTCTTGCAAAGACAACGACTTTAAAATTTTGGATGATTGAGAATCCATTTGGATTGTTGCGGCGATTTTTAGGTCATCCTCGTTTAGTTTATCAGCCTTACGAATATGGTGATAATTATAAAAAACGAACTTGTCTTTGGGGGTTTTTCAATATCCCTAAAAAAAATCCAATCGAATGCACAATGCCGAAATTTGATAAATTAAAATCGAATCAAATTCATTATGTCGGGAATGAACATTTAACGCGCCAGGAACGAAGAAGCATATCTTCGCCTGGATTCTGCCAATCTTTTTATGAAGCGAACAAATGAATTATGCCGAGAAAACCAAGCCGAAAAACCCTCGTAAAGAACCTTGATAAAGCCGTATCACAATACATCAGAAACCGGGACAAATGCTGCGTACAGTGTGGAACTGCGGAAAATCTCACGAATGGTCATATCTTCACACGGAAGAACTATTCAACACGGTGGGACATATCCAATGACGGTAATTGTCACACACAATGTTGGCCATGCAATTATAAACACGGTTCAGATCAATGGCCATACTTCAGATGGTACATCGACAAATTCGGACAGGAAAAATTCGACGAACTGCGAAGGCGACATAAGACCGTGCGAAAATTTAAAAACTATGACCTGGAAGAATTGCTGAGTGAAGTAAAAGAATTAGCACGATGCTAACGATCGAAAACAAAAAAAAGGAAAAGAAAATGCGAACAGTAAATCAAGTCAAGATGACCGATGATTACGGAAAGTTCTCCTTTCTTGATGGAAATAGAATGGTAAACCCATTAAACAAAAGACGATTAAGCGACTCAATGATTGAAAAACAGATACAAAACCCAATCATTGTAAACGAAAAACACGCCATAATTGACGGGCAACACCGCTTTACGGTTATGCGTGAAAACGAACTACCCGTTTATTACATCGTTGTTGATGGTTTAGAGTTGGAGGATGTTCACAGATTGAACACCAATCAAAAAAACTGGAACGCCGATGACTTTATGAATGGATATATCCGGCTCGGAAATAGAGAGTATAGGCGTTACCGTGATTTCAAACAGCGTTATGGATTCGGACACAAGGAATGTCAGGCGATGTTATCTGGAAGAAAACGAAACAACGCGGAAACGTCAGAATTGTTCCGCAGTGGCGGATTCAAAGTTAAAACGATGTCAAAAGCAACCCGGTGGGCGGATCAGATCACAATGGTTGAACCGTATTATGATGGCTACAAGCGAAGGACGTTCATCTATGCGATGCTCGATATGTTTGATGAACCGATATACGACCATGCTGAGTTTATTCAGAAACTTGGTTATCAGTCCGGGAAATTGACAGATCAGACGACAGTGGAACATTATAAAATCCTGATTGAGTCGATCTTCAACTATCGAAGGAATCCAAAAGTAAGATTGTACTAAATAAAAATGGGGGGCGGGAAACCGTCCCCCAATAATTATGAGTTACTATAACACAACAAATTTAAAAGGATATGACCTCAAGGAAGCAAGGCGCAAGGCCAACACTCAAGAGGATCGTATTTTGACATTCTTTGAAAAGAATCCCGACAAAGCCTTTTCCCCGGAAGATATACAAACATACTGCATGATGGCCAATAGACCTTTAACCTCGGTGCGCCGGGCCATCACCAACCTCACAAAAGAGGGGTATTTGCGGAAAACCTCTCACATGAAACCGGGGAACTACGGCAAGCCTGTTCATACATGGCAGTTTAAACAATCCACACCACAGGAAGAATTGTGGTAAACACATACCAAAGGAAAAACCATGAGAGCCATCTGCCCTGACTGCGGATCGTCCCATACCAAAAAGAAAGCAATACGCCTAACCAAAAACGGTGAATCAAGAAGAAGGTGGGAATGTAAAGAGTGCGGTCGAAGATTCACAACCAACTGGCAGACGTTTGAAAATATAGATAAATCTCACCTCCCCCGGATATTATTATTCGATATTGAAACAACTCCCATGACCGTTCATGTATGGGGACTGTATAAACAGCGCATCCCCCATACCAATATCGTGAAAGAGTGGAATGTTTTATCCTGGGCGGCGAAATGGCTGTATGACGATGAAATTCACAGTGATATTTTAACACCTAAAGAAGCGAAAGCCGGGGATGATAAAAGGATCATAGAATCCATCTGGACATTATTGGATAAAGCCGACATCGTTATCGCTCATAATGGGGATCGCTTTGATCTACGGAAATTAAATGCCCGCTTTATAGACAATCAGTTAGACCCGCCTTCTCCCTACAAGTCCATTGACACCTTAAAAGTAGCCCGCCGGGAGTTCGCCTTCACATCTTACAAGCAAGATTATCTCACCAAGCATTTCAAACTTGAGCAGAAACTGGACACGAATTTTCAACTCTGGCTTGATTGCATGGATGGGAAGCAGGATGCTTTGGATAAAATGGCCGAATACAACCGCCACGATGTAATGGGATTGGAAGATGTTTATTTAAAACTCCGCCCCTATATCCACAATCATCCCAATCTGGGTGTACTGATGGATCAGGATGCCTGTCCAAATTGCGGATGTGAAGATTTGAATGAAACTGAAGCAGTCTATCTGACAAGCGCATATCAATTCCCGGTTTATAGGTGTAGCAGTTGCAAAACTCCCTATATACGTCACAAGAAAAATTCCAACATTGTGAAAACAAATATCAGAAGTGTAGCCAGATGAAAGTGATTTCACTTGGATTGGGGATACAATCAACGACTATGTATTTAATGAGTTCATTGGGACATATAGATCGTGCCAATTATGCTATTTTTGCTGATCCCGGTGCAGAATATGACCAAACATATAAATTATTGGATGACCTAAAAAATTGGTCTAAAAAAAATAATGGAATAGAAATTATTGTATGCGATGAGAAAAACCTATACAACGATTTGATTGATGGAACTAATTCGCCCGGACAGAGATTTGCAGGTATCCCCGCATTTAGCAATTATGAGTCCGGCGGGATGATTCGGAGACAATGCACATCAGAATATAAAATAAAACCGGTTATGAAAAAAATGCGAGAACTGCATGGTCTAAAAAAATATCAAAAAAATAAACCATCAGAAGTATGGCTTGGAATATCTTTAGATGAAATACAAAGAATGAAAACATCTTTAATTTTTAATGTTGAGTATGTTTATCCTCTAATTGACAGAAGAATTACTCGTGAAGATTGTCAAAAATATCTGACAGAAATGGGATTTAATGATGTTATAAAATCGGCTTGCGTATTTTGTCCTTATCATCAAAATAGAGATTGGAAACGGCTCAAGAATACAAATCCTAAAGGATGGGGAAAAGCTGTTGAGGTTGATAATTCAATTAGAAACGCCCTAATAAATCGTGGCCTTGAAGGGGAATTGTTTTTGCACAGATCACTAAAACCGCTTGACTCTGCCTATTTGCAAGAAGATCAAGAAGAATTGTTTATGTGCGAAGAAGGATACTGTGGAATATGATATTAGCGAGAAAGATGCTGCCAAATATATGCAAGGAAGGCTCTTGTTTAGAAATAGCCGAATATGAATTTACTGATGTGAAGGATGGTAAGACCGTCACACTGGCTTATGCCTGTAATGATCACGTCGAAGATGTAAGGAAATTATTAAAAGAAATATTTAAAAAGAAATGAGGGCGTTTTTTAAAGTTAGGAATCATTTAGATCGCTGACTTTGGAAAAGAGACTTGGTTGGCAAACTGGTCGCCCTCAAAGAATTATGCCGAATAAAAATGCATTGGTATTTGACAAAAGATGGTGATGAGTATTGTATGGACTTATTTAAACGACATTATTCATATAGAGAATATGCAGATGGCAGAGAACAGAAATTATTTGTTGGGCCTGGTGAAAAACTTGTGCTTCGCACATGGGAAGCTGATGCGATGTTTGTATGGAGAAATTTTATAAACGATTCCGGAGAAAATGGAATTAATTGTGCAGTCTTTAGAAATGAGTCAGAAACGAAAAGTAGCACCCTCATTCAAGAAGCGGATGCGATTGCTGATGCAATATGGCCTGATCAAAGGCATTATACCTATATCAATGCAAAAAAAATCAAATCAACTAACCCTGGATACTGTTTTAAAAGAGCCGGATGGAAACAGTGTGGAATAACAAAAATACATAAACTTATAATTTTGGAAAGAAATGCCGAATAAAAAAGCAAAAAACAGGAAAAGAGCGAAGATGCTTAAACGAAAAAGCATCGCTGAATATAAATCAAAGAAAAGAAGGGAGCGAAAAGATGCCAGAAAAACAGTACATCAACAAGTGCAAGATAGTTGAAAAGGAGTTTGACAATGGGGGGAGTGTTCTAAATTGCGCCTTCAACGTAAAGGAACTGCAAGACATGGCGGAAAATGGATGGGTGAATCTATCCATATCCAAACGCCGGCAACCGTCCGAAAAAGGGGCAACGCATTACGCCTACAAAAACGAATACAAGCCAAAGGATGAGGACTTACCGTTTTGATTGATGCAATAGTAAAAATATCCGGGTCAATATTATGTCTGGGGATCGGCCTGTCCCTGATCGCCTTCGGGTTGATCATGTTCAGTGCATTCGTGACAGAAATTTATGAAAGATATATAAAAAAGTGAGGTAACGATGCACGTCTGTTTGAATCATTTAATTGGCCTGACGATTATATTCATAGTGACCCTATTAACTGTGGTCATAAGTATAAACAATAGGGAGAAAGAAGATGACTAAAGTATGTCAAACTTGTAATAAGGAGAAACACCACGCCGACTTCTACGCCTATCATGCCAACCCCAACCGGTTAAGACCCCATTGTAAGCAGTGTCAAGGTCTGAAACGACAATCAAGGGATTGGCAGGGATGGAAACAGGGATGGCCTTACAAGGGCGACATCGATGATATGGAATATTTGAAAGACAGAGCGGAGACATTCATGGAAAATGGCAACGGATGGTGGTGGGGACAAGGATAGATGGAGCAGGGCTACAACGAGGAAGCGGCACGTTTAGCGGAAAAAGCACTCAAAAGATTAAACGTTTTCAAGTTAGCCGTAGAATATTTGTATCACCGGGGTCAATACGATTCTGATGAATTAAAATTTGCTAAAACCACCGAGTCCGCATGGCCCGAACTATCTGATTTACAGAGAGATATAGTCTATATGCACACCATCCAGGGCTTTTCTTTCACCGGGATAGCCGACTTGAAAGGTATATCCCCACAGGCCGCATCACAAGCCTTTCACCGGGCCTGTAAGCACTTCCAGACTGTTTAAATCACCCCAATAGGGTAGAGGGGTCACTCACCGCCCTACCCGCATTTCTGACAAAACAGACGAAGGACAGGCGGTAAACAGGAATGGTGGGCGTACCTCTTTCCGGAAAGATGATACGATACGACTACAAATGCAATTCTTGTCTGTGGGTATGGGAAACACTACGCCCTATGGACGACGAATCAGACGAACAATGCCCGAAATGTGATTCATTCCGCACACGGAAAGCAATCACGGCGGCTAATTTTATTCTCAAAGGGGAGGGATTCCACGATACCGATTATGACCGATATGGCCCAAAGTCTTAAAACAAAAGATTATCCCATCGAATCATTGATATTCGCTGAATATAATCCCCGGCAACTGACCAAAGACCAATATAAAAATCTCAAAGATTCTATCACTCGTTTTGGATTGGTCGATCCTTTAATTGTAAACACCCATAAAGACCGTAAAAATATACTGGTAGGAGGACACCAAAGGGCAAGGGTAGCGAAAGATTTAGGGTTTGATAAAGTCCCTGTGGTGGAGGTGAGCCTTCCTTTAGATCAAGAAAAAGAATTAAACATCCGGCTTAATAAGAACACAGGTGAATGGGATTACGATGCCCTGGCTAATTATTTCGATGTAGGCGAATTGACGGAGTGGGGGTTTGATGATAAAGATTTATTTCCGTTTGACCAAGATTATGGAACGGAGTTTGAATTACCGGATGGAGACAAAGAGCCTTTCCAGCAGATGACGTTCACATTATCAGACGAACAGGCGGAGATTGTCAAAGATAAATTGAAAATAGCAAAACAAAACGACTTCGGCGATACAGGAAATGAGAATAGCAACGGAAATGCTTTATGGTGGATATGCAATTCTTATGAGTAGAGTAAAAGACATCCGGTTAAAGGTAATTCCGTCAAAGATTGCAAATGATTTTGTGAGGAAATATCATTATTCAGGGAAGGTTGTAAATAATTCCAAACTGCATTTTGGTGCATTTCTCGATGGGGTGTTGCATGGGGTTATGAGTTTTGGCAGTTCGACGGATAAAAGAAAAATGCTTGGGTTGGTTAAAAATACAGGGTGGAATGAATTTCTTGAATTAAACCGTATGGCGTTTGATGATATATTACCACGCAACAGTGAGAGCAGGTGTATTTCGGTTGCAATTAGGTTAATAAAAAAACATGCACCTCATATTAAGTGGATAATTAGTTTCGCAGACGGGGCACAATGTGGTGACGGCACAATTTATAGAGCAAGCGGTTTTAAACTTACAAATATAAAACAAAACAAAACTATGCTAAAAATGCCTAATGGTGATATAATAGCAGACAAAACACTAAATAATAGCAATTACAAAAAGATAGGTCAGAGTGCAGGATATTGGAAGCGTAATGGTGCATATCCAATAAAAGGCAATCAGTTTAGATACATTTACCTAATAGATAAAACCTACAAAATAAATGTTCCAATATTACCATTCAGTAAAATAGATGAAATGGGTGCTGGAATGTATAAAGGTAAAAAGAAATGCGATTCTGGTGTAAATAGAAGCACACCATCTTTCCAAGATGGAGGAGGCGGGGCAGAGCCGACCGAATCGCTCTATAATTATGCCTGATGTATCAGGAAAGAACAGGAAAGCCAACGGACAATTCAAACCGGGTGTATCTGGCAATCCAAGCGGCAGACCTAAAGGCGTACAGTCCATCCCGGATATACTCCGAAAGATAGGGGATGAAGAAGGCACGGTGGATGGCAAGAGTAAACTGGATGTGGTAATGTATAAAGTATTTCAGTACGCATTAGAGGGGAAATCCTGGGCGGTACAGTTCATCGCAGATCGTACAGAAGGCAAGGCATTGGAACGAGTAGAACAACACGTTACGAAAGACGAGATAATCATTGAGTGAAGTTCCGAATAAAAAAAGACAATATGCTCAAACATCAACGGCGATTCTGGGATATGCCCAATCGAATTGTCCTATTGATTGGCGGTTACGGATCGGGAAAGACTTATATCGGGGCGTTGAAATCCCTGTACATGAGTTATTTAAACAGTCCTGTACCCGGAATGTATGTGTCACCTTCACACCAATTGGCCACCAAAACAATCATTATAACGCTCAAGGAGTTGTGTAACCGTGCCGGGATTGATTACACATACAATCAGCAGCGAAGCGAGTTCATCTTCCATAATTGGGGCGGTGTGTTGTGGCTTGGGTCTGGAGACAAACCCGATTCCTTGCGTGGCCCGAATATTGGATGGGCGGTTATAGATGAACCATTTATACAAAAGCGTGAAGTGTTTGAACAAATGATTGCTCGTGTACGCCACCCGGAAGCCATCAAGTCACAGATATTCCTGACAGGAACGCCAGAGCAATTGAATTGGGGCTTCACGTTAGCCAATGACCCGGACATTGACATTGGTGTAATACAGGCTTCCACATTAGACAATCCACATTTACCAGACGATTATAAGCAGAGTTTATTACAAGCGTATTCAGAAGAACAGATTGAAGCCTATGTGCATGGTAAGTTTGTAAACCTAACTCAAGGCCGGGTGTATAAAGACTTCGACAGGGAAAAGCACGTTATTGAACGGCCAGACCTGAAGAACGAAAACCTTCCCATTGGTATTGCGATGGACTTCAACGTGGATGCCATGAGTTCAGAGATATTCTATATAGGCCCGAATTGGATTCACGTATTCGATGAAATAAGACTAAAGAACGCAACAACGTATGACATGGTTGAAGAATTGGTTAAGAGATACCCGGAAGCTAAGATTTTTCCGGATAGTTCCGGATCGGCGAGGCGTTCTTCCGCAGTGGCGAGCGATCATCAAATCATTAGGTCGCACCCAGGTTATACCATATCAGCACCGAAAGCCAATCCGCCTGTTCGTGAACGTGTTAATTCAGTTAATAAATTAATACGCGACGGAAACTTTTCATGTGAGAACTGCCCGAATCTCATCATGGACTTTGAGCGAAATGTTTGGCGTGGTAACGATATTGATAAACGAGACAGCACCCAGAGCCATGCGAGCGATGCAATCGGTTATGGGATCAATCGACTTTTCCCGGCACGAAGAAGGATCGCGGTATCTCAAGTATGGTAGGATTCATCCTCGGTATTAGTCTTGCGTTTAATTTGGTTTTTGTCGGGATATGGGTGTATGGAGTGGTGATACAGAAACGCATCAAAAAAGATGTAAAAAAGATTTTAGGCAGCACCAAACTGCCGACTGAATTTTATAAGAAATGGATGTATGAAGCATGACAGTGAATGACGTTGTACTGCCGGACTTATCCGAACAGATCGTACTTGATACAATTCGGAAAGCACAAAGCGGACTAAAGGCTCAGGAGGATGCGGAACGTGCCACCGCTTTAGATTTTTATTATCACAGGAATGTGGATAAACATATCGAACAATGGTTCTCTGCTTCGACCTTACAGCAAGTTCCCACATTCCCGCAGAAGGTTGTTCCTCGCTACGCTCGTGCAAGGAACATGATGTATAAGAACGCACCTAAACGCATGATCAATGGGGAACAGGCAGATGATTATATGGCTATGGCACATCACCTGGATTCAGTCGCAAGGGAGTTCAGCGAAACATCGTGGCTCACTGGTTGTATGGCCTTTAGAAGTAAGTGGGGGAAGGAACGTCTGGAATATGACATCATCCCTTTCTTTAAGCGGTATTATTTAGAAGGTGAATCTGAACCGTTTGCCGTGTCCTATGAGGTAGGTCGTGACCATAAGAACAACCGCATATTCGTCTATTGGTCTGAAGAACGTGATGGCGTACCGGGAAAACACTTTAAGTATGATCAGGCGGGCCGGGTGATGCAAGTGAATGAGGATAATATCAACCCCTATGGAATCATTCCTGTCACTTTCGCTGAATACAGTTCGTCTGCTTCTGATGTGGTTCGGGCTGCGGTGCAGATTGGTATTGCCAACACAGAGATCGCCCTTGCCACACGATTCGCTTTTGGTCAGCCTGTTGCCACAGGAATTGAAGAAGCGACCCAAATGAAACTGGGTATAGATCGGGTGCTGTTATTGCCGGAAGGTGCATCATTTTCGTTTGTAGGGAATCCCGGATCACTTCAGGATATGATGCAAGCGGTGAAAGGATTTGCCAATCAAACCGCCATCAATAACCACTTACGGATCAAGTGGGATGAATCGGGTGATGCCCCCAGTGGTGCAGCTTTGCGGATCATGGAGATGGAGAATTTAGAATCACGCATTTCAGACATCCCCAAATGGAGAGATTGGGAACATGAAAGATATGAAGTGGATCGCCAGATTGTCCGTGTTCATACGGGTAAAGATATGGGCGATAATTATGCGGTGGATTTCGCCGAGATAGAATTTCCGACTGACCAAGCCCAAGAGTTTGCACGTCTTGAATTTATGATGGATAAAGGACTGATGGACAGATCAGACCTGATCCGCCATTTCAACCCGGACATATCCGATGAAGATTTAAACCGACTCATGGAAAGAGTAGATGAAGGCAAGAAGGCCGAAGCAGAAGCACAGCAACCGGTTTCACCAATACAGAGGATTTTAGGTGGCTGATCCAGTAGATAGATTCATGAATCAGATTGCCAATATAGAGCAAGACCTTCTGAATGACTTGAAGAAGATTGCTAAAGGATTGGACAAACTATCCGATGCTGAACTGGTAAATGTGGCTCGTGAATTGGATTTCTTCCAAGAACTATTGGATAGAGGTTATACCAATGCCGTGAATGGATTGATGGATGCCTATGAAGGGCAGATTGAGGAGATTGCTAAAGAAGCGGCGAGGCGGGGGATTGTAGCTGTAAAAGGCCCAACGATAGATCAGATTCAAATTTTGCAGAATTTAGAGGCCGAAAGTCTATTGGGTAGGGCGACACAATATGCCAATGAATTAAAAGATGGTTTATTTAAGGGAATTGTAGCGGGGGAACGGCCATCGGAGATTGTAGGACGATTGGTTGAAACGGTGAACTTAGAAACCCACCAACTGAATGTATCCGTCCACGATGGATTCCGACAATTCGATGATCTGTCAAGACATAAGGTATTCGAAGGTGAAGATGTACGATGGACGTATGTAGGCCCTGCTGATGAAGTGACCAGACCAGAATGTCGTTCGACTTTAGATGGCGAGCCTGACAAGGGATATACTGAAGCAGAAGTAAACGCAAGCCTAACGCCTTTCGGTACAAGGGGCGGATTTAATTGCAGACATTCGTGGATGGTGAAATGAGAGCGCAGGATATTGTGAAATTCCCGAAATCCCTATGGGCCAAAGTAGGCGGTAAAACTGCAACGAACATTGTAAAAGACGCTGATAAAGGTAAAGGATATAAAAAAGATTTTAAAGCATATACATCCGAATATGCCAAACTGAAGGCTGCCGGGAAAGCCGGGCCTAAAGGTGTCGGTAAATCGAGACAAGTATCTCCACCTAACTTGAGATTGACAGGGGTCATGCTTGGTTCTATATCGGCACAGAAGCCGAAAGAAACAGGCGTGGATATTGTTTACCGTGATGGTATAAAGGTAGAGCATAATGCCAAGATGGGGCGGGATATATACGGCATCTCAGATAAGAATACTGATAAGATTACAGATGAATTGAGCGATTTTATCGGCAAACAGATCGGTAAATATGCAAAAGACTCAATCACCGTGACTATCGGATGAAGATTTTAAACAACAACAGGAGACAGTAATGTCAGAAGCACAAGAAACAGTGCAAGATACGGCCCGGAATGAGGGACAAGAGGTGGCTTCTCAAAGCCAGACCACACCCGACACTTCCGGACAGTCGGAGTTATTGCACGAAGTAATGGCGAAAAAGGACAAGATCAGAGGTCTTGAATCCAAAGTCGCTGAAATGGAAGCAAAAGAAGAAAAACGGAGACAGGAAAGCATGGCGGCAGACGGACAAAAAGACGAATTGATCGCCGAACTGCAAGGTAAGATCGACCAACTATCACCGTTTAAAGAACGTCTGGAAACTTACGAGGATAATCGCCGTCAGGCTTTGCTTGAGCGATTACCTGAAACGAAACAAGAAAAATTCAAGGGACATCCACTCGATGTTCTGGAAGATTTGGCACAGGAGTATTCCCAACCCGGTGCAAAGGTGAAGGTTGATAACCAACCTCCCGGTGCTTATGGTGGGTATGCTTCGATGGCAGAGTGGGCGGCTCAAGACCCGAAAGGGTATAAGGCCAACACCAAAGCCACTTCAGGAATTACGGTAGGCTATGGGCCAAAAATATAAACCGTTTGGAGTTGATCTCGACCCTCAAAAGGAATTGTCCGAAAGGAATCTTCCCGATGGGGATATACACGCCGAAATCAAAGGCGAAACCGTGTCGTATGACACTATGATCGACGAATTAGAAGAACGTGCCAATAATGCAGCACGGGGTAAACCAGTGGCTTCCAGAAAATACTTTTCAGGGTGGACTCCCCCGAATAAGGACAAATAATTATGGCTGAAACTGATACCGGTGTAGCCCAGGGTGGTCTTGATAAAGTCATTGGCGATGCAATCATCGCTTTCAATGAAGTTAATGTCATGTATCCTCTGGTCTCCGCCAAACAATGCCCTCCCGGTGCAATCACAGTTCAGTGGCCTGAATATACCGCCGTCGCTTCCTCCTCAGTGAGCGCAGCTACGGATGGTGCAGATCATACCACTGTAACATCTGTGACAACCACAGCAAGGTCGGCAACCGTATCTGAACACGTTATTCGTGCAGACGTTACGGACTTGGCAGTAATGGGAAATGCCGATGACATCTCTGGTAATACAGGGGCGATCCTCGGAAATGCCGTTGCCGCTAAACTTGATGCTGATCTTACAGCACTTGGAACTGGATTCTCACAAACAGAGTGCGGTGCAGGGACGGCTCTTACACTTGACCACATTTTTGGTGGTTTAAGACAGTTAAGAGCAGCAAATGCCCCCGCCCCTTACAACTTGGTTATGAGTGATAAAGGTATCTGGGGCAGTAAAGGTCTGCAAGGTTTACTTGTGGATGTAGCTGTCACAGGATCGAACTCTAAACCGGGTTCACTGTTAGGTGAGCAGGGACAGGAAATGCTGTCTCGCGGATTTGTGACCTCCATCGGTGGAATCGACGTTTATTTCTCAAATGAAATTAATGATGACGTTGGTTCCGGTGGGGACTCCGCAAGTCACATGTTCTCTAAAGGAGCGATGGGACTCGCAGTCGGGCCGGAAGGTCTGTTCAGAATCGAAACGGAACGTAATGCTTCATTCAGAAGCACAGAATACGTGGCCACAGGATTCTGGGGTGAAGTGGAAACGAAAGACGCTTTTGGTGTCTATATCCTTCACGACGTCAGCTAAACACTGATCTGGTTCGGGGTGGGTTGCCCTGCCCCGATCCGCTAAAATTGGAGTAATTATGTACTTTAAAAGACCAAATGGCGATGTAATCGAATACGACAAAGATCGTCATAATCTGGAATCGTTCAAGGCACGTTTTGAAGAATGTGATAAAAACGGTAATCCGGTAAAGAAAAAAAAGAAAAAGGCTAAATAATGGCACTGGGATCAAAAACACATATTAATTCCCTGTTAAAAGAATACTGGCTTGACGTAGCCGGGACAACCACATCCAAGTCTTTAAACGATGCCATGCGGGCAGGCTTAACGGCTCTGGGGTTTTCCGGGTCGCTGAATAAGATGCTCAAGGCATGGGCAAACGATCAGGCCGGAACATCCAACGCTTCTATTTCGGTGGCGTTGAAGAACGCTATGGCGGACATGGTGGGTGAAACCGTTTCGGATGTAACCGCAGGATTGAAGGAATATGTGGGGAGAATCAACTGGAACGCCTTATTGGTAAAATTTGAAGATGAAGATCGGCAGTGGTCTTACATCGACTAAACCGCCGGGAAAGCCCGGTAAAATGATCTCATGGAAAGGAGATAAGAAATGGCAGCTTTAGGCTCACAAAGTATCGCCTCATCATACGAACAGCTTTTACACGTTGATGCGGATGGCGGCGGTAATTCAACAACCCATGTCAGCGTAAAAGATGGTGACAATGGAACAACTTTCGGCTTCACTATCGCATCCGATGCGTTAATGATGTCAAGCACCAACCGATTAGAATTTGGTGACACAGGAACTTATATACATCAATCGGCAGACGGCGTACTTGATCTGGTTTCAGATACAGAAATAGAAATCAACGCAACCACGATTGATATAAATGGTGCAGTACAGATTAGCGGGAATACTGGTATTGGAGACGATGCTTCAACACCGTTAGGGAGACTTCATGTCGCTACCGGTGACTCCGGGGCTTCGGCCTGGGCGAGTGCAGATGAATTGGTTGTGGAAGGTTCTGCAAATGCCGGAGTGAATATTCTGACGGGATCCAATAATACCGGTTATATCGCTTTCGGAGATAGTGGGGATGCAGGGGAAGCAACTATTGGATTTTTTCATGGCAGCGGTGGTGAGAAGTTTAATTTTTCTGCAAATGGCAATTCAATAATGAATATGGAAGAGTCTGGCGAAATCACCGCACCACTCCAACCCGCATTTTTGGCAACTCCCGCATCAGCACAATCTGATATTGCGGCGGATGACTCCTCAGTTACCGTTGTTTTTGGAACTGAAGTATTCGACCAGGGCGCAGATTTTGCGAGTAATACCTTTACCGCACCAGTGACGGGAAGGTATCAATTCAGTGTAAACATTCGGGTAGATAACATAGATACTGCCGCGGAATATTATATTTTGACTTTGAAAGCATCAAATCGGGATGTTAGGCTAGATATGTTTGATCCCGATTTAGCAGACCAAGACATCCCTTATTATTTTATGAGGGGTTCTGTTCTTGTAGATATGGATGCAAGCGACACTTGCTATGTCACTATAACACAAAATGGCGGCTCTGCCCAATCTGATATTCAGTCGGGTACAAATACAAGTTTCAGCGGATACCTCGCTTGTTAAGGCGAAATAACCTATTTGAAATAAAATAAAACAAGGAAATAAAATGGATATTAAAAAACGAACACTATCCTCAACAGAGGAATCGGCTTTGAAAAATGACTTACTCGATGTACAGGATTGGGTAGATAAAGCAATCGACGGCAAAGTAAATAATTGCAAAAAACGGATGCTTTCCGAATGGTTGCCGAAACTGTACGCCGATGATTCTGTTTCGTCAATTCCGGCTTCGGAAGATGAAATCGTGGCGATGATTGTGGCAAGGGACGACTATAAAGACCGTGCCGCAAGAGATTCGGAGTAATCAAAATGGGAGGCGAACAATTTGAACAACGGCTTGAACAGCTAAAGGCAGAACGACAAAACCTTGATATGAGAATGGCTGAAATCAATTTTCTCATCAATGGCTATGAAACGGCCATCAAGGAAGAAAAGGAAAAAGAAAAAACAAATGGACAAACCGCAGATTGACGAATATCGTATTGATGTAGTGGATCGGTTGGCCCGGATAGAACAGACCTTGAAGTCCATTCATAAAGAAGCACGGGACACGAAACTGGAAGTGCAGATGCAGAATGGCCGGGTCAGGAAATTGGAAGGCGGCATGGCTGCCATTCAAGGGGTCGGGTCGGTTTTGAGTATTGTTTTCGGCGGTTTCATAACATATTTATTTAGGAGGTAGAATGAGCGATTGGTTTAATTGGACAAACTTCTGGTATCTGGCGGGATTAATACTTGCCGGTGGTGCGACCTTCGTCGGCTTGAAATACAAGAAACTGGTGGATGAAATGAAGGAAGTGTTCAAGGTACTTCAGGAAGCCTATGAAGATGGCAAATTGTCTAACGAAGAACGGAAGCAGATTATGAAGGAAATTCTGGATGTGTTTTCGGCTCTGTTAAAGATAGCCTGGAAGTGATTAGTTCTACACAGATTAAGTCCCTCATCAAATCCACTTGTGAAAAGATGGGGGACAAATTTGCTTCGGAAGATGCCATCACATTGGTACACGAAACGGGGCTTGTGGAATCGGGATATAAATATCTGCGACAGTTAGGGGATGGCCCGGCGGTTTCATTTTGGCAAGTCGAACCCCAGAGTTGTGTTGATAATCTTCAGCATTATTTAAAGCATCGCAAGTCTTTGATGGGGAAGTGTGCAGATGCGAGCATGGTGGACTTAAAACATTGGCAGAATTATGATGAAAGACTATGGGGTGAAATCCTTGAAAAGAATATTGCGGCCGGGATTGTTCATTGTCGTTTGAAGTATTGGAGAGTGCCGAAGAAAATGCCAAACACTCTTGAAGGGCGGGCAAATTATTGGAAAAAATATTATAACACAGATCAGGGGAAAGGTACGGAAGAAAAATACATAGACACGGTGAAGGAATATTTATGACACTTGGGAAATCAATTCGACGCATAAAAGATAAGGCCGAAAAAATAGACTTGAATGGTTTATATGAGAATCCATCTTGCTATTTTGACGATTTGGTTATTCTCCTTCGCAGTATCAAGGAATTGGAAGAACCGACCCAGATTAATTTTAAAGATTTAAAAGATAAGGTGCATCAAGCATGAGTACATACGAAGCCACCTATTGCGACACCAATACAGATTTACAATATATCGTGCCGGACATAAACAACTACAATTTGAGGCGGGTATTGCCCGGTGATTGGGTTGCATCCGGGACGACTGATTTATATTATCTTTATTCGGCGGGATATGTGACACAACTGTTTTACAACGGTGAGGAAATGACATCGGTGACAGATACACCAGATGCCAATAAAGAATTTAATTATGCAACAGGAACGGGATTGCTAAGTTTTTTCAAAACATCCTCATCCACTACGCTGTTAAACAGTGCGGTGATAGAAGCGGGCCGTGATTGGTATGATACAAAGGTCGAAGCAGTAAGAAAAGCGAGCGATTTCGTCAGGAATGTTTTGCCTGTTCCCATCTATCCAAGAAAAGGCGTGGGAATGGCTTCCGCCACCGGGAACGATTGGCCCGAAATCATTGTCAGAAGCACGGCAATCGTCGCTTGTGCTGATCTGGTCAGACCTTTTGACAAAGAAAAAGGCGATGAATTGATGGCGATGGCCATGAACCCGGAAGGAACGGGATACCTCGATATGATCCGTAAAGGTGAGATCGCTTTATCCCAGGATGAAGGCTTGGCCAAGCATGGGGGAATATTGAGGGAAATTTCTATCAACGCAAGCACCACAGGCTCAATCATAGATGTCAAAGGAACTCCGTCGGTGGATTGGGATGTGATTAAGATTATAATTGATACCTCAGGGACGTTTGCCGCAGGGTCGGCTTCTGGTGTGAAGTTTGATTCGTTTGTCAGCGACGATACAGGATTAAAGACAACCAAGATTGCCGATGCAGTTATTATCGACGGATCGTTTCAGGATGTAGGACACGGGATGGCCGTGAGATTCAGTCCCGGCGTTTATAATTCAACGTCAGATGAATGGGAATTGGAAGTGTCCGGGGTATTGGATTCAAGAACAATGGCAGTAAAATACGCAACAGCAGATAGAACCTGATGGCAACATTAAAATCACCACGTTGGAATAAAAACAACAATCTCTGGAGTGCGGAATCAAATTATTTTAATTATGGTTCAGGAGATACTGACGGCTACGAAAATATCGTATGGAATCGCATAGTTGATCCGCTTCATTCTATCATAGCCGATGAATTTCAAGTGCCTGTTTATTTCGATGAGCATAAGGGAAACCAATCGTTTATGATTATGCCCACAGAGGACAATCTTGTTGGCTTATTATCGGGGAACGCCGGACAGGAACGAGAGCATACCATTGAAATCACCTATCAATTAAAATCTGGTGGGCATTATGGTGAAAGCAGTTTCAAAAAAGTATCTAATGTATCGGAACATTTGAAAAGGCTTTTACAGAATAACGCATATAAGTCGGATGCTTGGTTCAATGGACAATGCACGTCGGTTGAATATGCAAGGGATGAGGACGATCCATCCATATTGACTTCTGCAATCACTTTTGAAGCAAATACTTTGGAGATTTATGTATGATATACAAAGCCAAACCGTCATATAAAAAATTGAAAGACAGCGAAAATTTTAATCATTTTGGTTCGCCTGTCAAACATAACAAACTAATAAATGATGAAGAAATTAATGCAACTGATCTACCTAAAGAGTTGGAAAAACATCTGACAAAGGTAGAGGAAAAGAAAAAAGGAGATAAATAATGGCCGAAACTAACTTTCAGGCCCAATCGAACATATCACTATTGTTCGCCAAAGATGCAAGCACAACCGCTTTAGGAACGGCGCACGATGCGAGTGATACTTGGTTGGCCTTGCCCGTTATTTCCTTTTCCATGCCACACGATTCTGCGGCGTTAGATGTCGGGCCACAGCGAAGTGGGACACACGTCCAACTTGAGAATCAAATGCGACACCGCCGGGACTTGAACACTTGGACGTTTGATGTCTCTTTTAAAGGTACGCCAAAAGCGATTCTGGCCGTATGCCAATGGGCCTTTGGTGATGGTGCAACTTCAGCAGATTTTGCCGGTACGGTTGGAATAGGAAATGGAACAAGTAATTCATCAATAATGAAACATGGAACAGCTTACGCCAACCATACAACCGTTGTATTTCAAAATGCCGGTTCAGATGCAACTGCGGATGATATTGTTGTGAAAGGCTGTATCGTTCAATCTTTTACAATAAAAGAAGCGGTGGGTAGCGATGCGGGGCAGTTGATTTGCGATGCGACATTCTGGACGGCTTACGCACCTTCGGAAGCAGCCAATACAATAAGCGCAGATGATACCGATACGGCAGCACCGAAATCAATCTTTTCAAAAAGCACAACCACATTCAATTCTGAAGCACTCCTTTTGGATGCCTGGGAAATGACTTGTTCACGCTCTTTGGAAAGAATATCGTCGCAGGATTATTCAAATTACTTGCCATTCGGATACACGCAGACATCCCCCTGGGAAGTGACTGGATCGCTTTCCGCCAAACGGGATGATTCTGTTTATGATGCTTTAAGTGTCATACAGGGTGCAAGTGCCGGGGTGAATATATCCATAGACGAATCATCTGGGTTTACTTTAGATATACCGGATGCGATGGTGGATGCTTCTTCGATAAGCGATGGAGGGTCGCACTTATTTCAGATGATACCGTTTAGGGCTACCGCAGCATCACCAACGGCAAATGTCTGGACACTGGCAATATCATAACAATTAGGGAGGCAAAATGATTGTAAAAGTCGATAAAAAAGAATGGGACGTAAATGACTGCACTTATGCACAAAGACGTGAACTGCACAAACTTAATGCAAAAGTCTGGTGGGATGGCAAGATGGATGTGGAGTCCTATTATGAAGTCCTTGAAAAAGTGGGTGCAATCGCCGGTCTCGGTGAAAATGATTTCAAAGATATGGAAATGCCCGAAGTGGATGCTGTACTGCAAGCCATATTTTTGGAATATCTGGGGATTGAACCGGCAAAAAAAGATTCCGGGGGTTGAGCCTTGCGGTTTGGTGTTGGCAATTTGGCTTCCCCGAACCTCGTGATATATATAGAAGCCTCCCCTATACAGTGGCGAAGCTCCCGGTTACTTATCAACATGATCCGGTGAGGGTGCAGACCGTAGAAGATATATGGAATATCATAGATGAAATATGCGAACCAAGTGAACAATTTACGGATGGACAAATACTGTACCATTCTGTTCCCTTCTTTGCAGACTGCAATCAAATCGTCGAACCCTGGATGATGGAAATGATTAACGAATACAACTATGTGACCCGGTTTAATGTATCAATGGGTGAATTGGACAATGTTCCTGCACACCGGTTGGATTGTTTCACAATTATAGATAAAGAAATAAACGCCTCAATGAAAGAAAAAACGAAGAAAGAATCAGATGGCTGATAAACGGCTAAATATCAAAGTCCGTACCGATGGTGCAAAACGATCCAAACAAGATTTGAAAGGTGTTGAAGGTGGATTAACACGATTAGGCAAGGCTGCGGCAACAGCAGGATCAGCGTTCTTTGCAGCCAAAGGTCTAATAAAAGGCTTTGAGAAGATCATACAATTAGCGGCGGAACAAGAACTTGCAGAAAGAAAACTTGAAGTCGCTTTGGGCAGGGTTTCAAAAGGCTTATTGAATCAGGCGAGTGCATTACAGCAAGTGTCTATGTTCGGTGATGAAGCGATTATTGGACAACAGGCTTTTCTTGCTTCCTTAAAATTCTCAGAAGAACAAATCAAAAGCATTATTCCGGTTGCCATTGACCTTGCTGCCGCGACGGGAATGTCGCTTGAATCTGCCGTAAGAAATACCGCTAAAACCTTTAGTGGTCTGGCCGGTGAACTTGGGGAACTCGTTCCACAATTAAGAGGTCTGACCGCCGAACAAATGATGGCCGGCGAAGCCGTTACTGTTTTGAATGATCTATTTGGTGGTAAAGCGGGGGGAGAAAAAGGAACTCTCACTTTTAATTCGAGACAACTTGAGATGGCTATGGGGGATTTGGGCGAAACCTTTGGGAGTGTATTCACCCCTGCTGTTAGTAATGCAACAGAAGCGATGGCGGGTTTCACCAAACAAGCCGCCGGAGTTGATTGGCAAACTGTATTTTTTAACATAGGGCAACACTTAAAAGCCACGGGGGGTGCTATGGCGGGAATATTTACCGGCATAAGTAAGGCCAATATAGATGCAATCGCAGAAAGTGCTGAAGTGGCGAAAGAAGCCCCAGTGATTGCAGAAAAAGTGGTTGAAGCACAAAAAGAAATAGCCGATGAGGCGAAAAAGGCGGCCCATTGGACGGCACAAACAGCATCAAGTTTAATGACATCGGCTTTAATGGGGGATGATATAGAAGATGCCTTGAAGCGAGCCGTCATCCAATTAGGTATTATGGTCGCACAGGCAAAAATTTATGCTGCTATTATGAGCGCAACCACGGGAGCATTCGGCGGTGGGCTTCTAGGAGGAATAGCAAGCTTTTTATTTGGCGCATCACCAACACAATCATTTCCATCACCAAATGGCGGAGGTGCAAAAATTACAATTAACCAGAATTTCGGAGGTATGGGTGTCATCGATCACAATTTCGCTGCCAATAGTATTATACCGGCTATAAACAAGGCCATCAATACGGGACAGGCGAGGATTGGGTAGATGCTATCATTCGATTCCGGCCTTACCAACGCCCTTAAAAATGCAAACACGACGGCGTTCTGGGTACTCAAGCTTTATTACAATGATGAATCGGCTTTTATTGGTGTAAGTGACCGCCATCGCCAAGATGGTTCTGACATATATTATGGATTGGTGGCATCCTGGGGAACATACCGCCAATCATTAGACTTCTTTAATTTTACCACATCAATCGGCAACATGAGCGTTACGCTGATTAATGCCGAAAAATCCATTCAAGGCAAACGCTTTTCCGATCTATTGGCTGATTACAATTTCGCCAATCGCAAATGGGAGTTGTTTTTAAACACCAACGAAACGTCCACACTTGACACTTCTGCCCGAATGATTGCTTCCGGTGT